TTTTTGGCTCTACGCTTTGCTTCTGCAATCTGTGCTGGTGTAAGTTTTGTTGATTTTTTCTTTGGGTTTTTCTTATCCCAAAATGCTTTCTTTTTTACCATTTTACTTTGTCCGCCCAGTAGGCAGCAGATAATTTACCTTTGGCAATGTTTTTACTATGACGTGCTTTAAAAGATTCCCTGCGTTTTCTATAAGATGCTGACTCTCCTGCTTTTTTAGGAGAGCCAGATACACCTTGTTGTCCAAAGCGAATAGTCTTAACCTTGTCTCCAACTTTAGCCACAACAACGTGTGACTTGGTTGGATGATTAGGAGTACGCTTTGGTTTATTAAACCCAGACACTCCTGCACGCTTGAGTCTTGGGTCTGCCATTACTTCTTCTTTACTCCACCAGTGGTTGAACCAGTAGTACGTGGCATTGCTGGTACTGAAGGCATCTTAGGCTTTGGTAATGGATTACCATTGCTTGGTTTCATAGGAACCTTAAGTCCTTCGTGGTCATAATTTGGATAGTTGCATCCACAAGTTGCACACATAATTACTTCTTTCTCTTTCCAGTTTTTCTGTCAATGGTGTAATACTTACTAGCACTCTTTTGCATTTTCTTTTTATTCATGCCAGTGCCTGCTTGACCAGCAGCACCAAGACCAAGACCTAATGGTCCCATTCCCATTGAAGCAACACTTGATACACGACCAGCAACTTTAGAAGAACGTCTTCCTTGTGCTTGTGCACGTAGTCTTGCAGCTTGACGCTGCTTAGGTGTCATATTCTTTTTAAATCTATTGCCATCCATAGTATTTACACCACGAAGAGTCTTAGATTCAGAAGCACGTTGTCCTGCTTTGGTTGACATATCTTTAGATGCAGCACTACGCTTTTTCATTGCTTCACGATTCTTAGCGGCAGTTGCAGCACTTACAACTGACTTTTTAATTCTTGGTTTACTCTTAGCAGCACCAACCTTAGCTGAGCCAGCACTTGGTCCTGGTCTTCCAGTTCCTCTTGATGGAGAAGAAGTGCTACCCATAGCAGCCTTTAATCTTCTTTCACCATACATACGGCGTAGACCTTCTTTGAACTCTGCAGAACCACCTTTAGCGGAGGCAAGAGCCTTGGTCATGCCCATTTTCTTTATCTTGTCAATGGTCGCTTGACTTACCTTCATTATTTCTTCTTCTTTCTTTTGCTCATACCTGCTTCGCTAAGTGCGATAGCAATCGCTTGAGAGCGAGATGTGACTTTCTTTCCTGATGAAGACTTGAGTTTACGTTTCTTGTATTCACGCATTACTTTGGCAACCTTCTTAGGTCCTTTTTTAATTGCCATAAGCAACTCCAGTTTTTTCTGATACATCTATTGCCTTGCGTATTTTTGCTGTGCTAGTTCCATCAGGTTGAATACCCTGTTCTCTAGCACTTCTGTATAACGCAAGTTCTTTGTCCCATTTTTTGGCTGACATATCCATGTGACTATTGGCTTCACCTGGATTCATTTCTAATGTTGATGCTTTACAGCCAAAGCAACCTTCTACATATTCAGGATGCTTTATTCTTCTATGTAAACTCATCTTGTCCCTAAATGTTTTTCTATTCTTTCTACTGCATCTTTAAGCGAAGAACCACCATTATGAGATAGTTCACCATCAAGCTTGTTGAGTCTTTCCATAACTCCAGGAACTCTGTCCCTACCTGGTTCAGGCTCTTCACCTTCCCAGTCTCTTCTAAACTTTTCTAACCAGTCAGATATGTCTTTAGTTCTTTTTACTACTGGAGAAAAAACACGACCAACAAGTACAATCAAACCCAGTACTGCTGTCGCTACTGCGATAACTTCTAGTATTGTCATAAGAAGTTATCCTCCGTAACGCCGATGCCAGCGTTAAGAAGTTCGGTTTTGGTTTCTTCAGAAACCTCATATTCGTGTCCACCTAAATAAACTATGTCTGCTTCTAAGTATTCGTCTAAACTAGGAGTTCTTACCCTTGTATATGTTCCACCAGTTTCAAGTATAGAATCGCCCCTGCTAATCTTGTAGCGATAAAATAATGGACCTCCACCTGCTGGTCCTTCATCTACTGTGGGTGGTTTAAACGTTGGCAAATTTTCTCCTAGATAAGAGTAGCCCCCACCATAAGATGAGGGCTACAGTTATGTGAATCTAACTATGCAGCGTTGATGCTGGAAGAAGATTCAATACGATATAGGGATGCTTCGCGGTAGCGAGCAAATCCTAGAACGCCGTACCATCCGATTGGACGGAAACGCATTAACTTGTCAGTTACTGGACCAATCACGGTGTGTGGTTCTTCAGCAACTGCTTCAGCTAGTGCTTGTTGTCCTGCAAGGATAGTGCGGAATACACGTGCTGAAGAAGCACCATCGGTGGCTTGCTTCATACGTGGGGTCTCAACGAAGTAGGCACCTTCAAAGGTTCCAATTTCGCCAGCCCAGATTTCAGCATTGCTCTGGTATTCGTGTGGCAATCTCCAAGCACCAGAACCAGTTTCTGCACGAAGGTCGTGTGAAACTTCTGGGTGGATACCGCACCAGAATAAAGAGCCCTTGCGAGGTACTGCTTTACCAGCACGCAACTTGGCTACAGCGAAACGAATGTCAGCAGCAGTGATGATATCTTCTGCAGCAATTTCGTTACGAGCAGCAGGGGTTGAAGCACCACCAGTTGCGTAGCGAATGTTAGAACCACCAACAAGTGCTGCTTGAGCAACTTCGTCAATGGAGTCTGCCATGTTGAATGCAACGATGTTAGCAATCGCAGGGTCTACATCAGCAAGGCTGAATAGTTGTAGTTTGCGAGTAACCAAAGCAGCATTTCCATACTCATTTAGAGTTACTGTTACAGATGAAGTTGACGGAATGGCAACTGAATCTGGGTCAGTGGTCTCAGTTAGAGCGGAAGTGGCTTGGGCTAAATCGTTGTGAATTTGTAGCACAACTGACGAACCTGGCATTGCTTGACGAGCAGGACGCTTGTCGGCAACCGAGCGAATCATTGGTTGTGCACGTAGTGCGAATTCTACTAATCTGTCATACGCGGACTGTACTAAAGAAGTACCGAGCGTACCAGCATCAGTAGAGGTATATGCGTTAGCCAATTTACCTTTTCCTTAACTAGTAATTATGAGCCGTAACCTCCACCTTGTGCGTAGATAAGTTGCTCTAATTCTTCGGCTGAACCAGCCTGTTGAATACGAAGTAACATATCCTCTGCACCAGCAGGGGTTTGGGCATTAGCGGTGACAGCATCAATTTGTCTGAGCGTAGCCAAATTAGGCTCTTCTTGCTCAGAGGGCGTAGTCACTGTCAAGCCAAAGATGTCTGCATTCTCTTCAATCCAAGAATTAACAGCCTCTGCAGAAGGCTCAATATCTTGAGGAATGAACTTAGCAATCTTTGGACTAACGCCCTTGCTTTCAAGAACTGATTTGATAGTGTTCTGACGTTGTTCAGCCTTGATTGTGGAAAGTTGAGTTTCCATATCATTTAGCATCTTGCTTTTAGTTTTCAATTCCTTACGGAGTTGTTTTAGCAAATCGCTATCTGATTGTTGACGAGGTTGTTCAATGTCATCATCCTCATCGTCCCAGTCTTGATAATTGTTGCTCATTGCAACGCTCCCATCTTTAGTTGTTATCGCAAGCCTCACATAAACCTGGGGTGATTTATATGGCTCTTGCTACCAGACTTGTACTCTCGTAGGGGCTGGTGGGTCCTACTGAGGGTCTATATTTGTCCCGCTACTGGTCTTTGTGTAAGCGATACTTGTGAAGTACCTGCTTCTCCAGCGAAGGCTGCTTGCTCTTTTTCTTGTAACTTCTTACGTCTTTGAGAAGCCAAGCCAAAGAATGCTTCTTGTTGTAATTCTTGTTCTAGTCCAGCAGTATCTGTTTTGTATATTTCAGCTAACTTAGTTGTAGTTGGTGCAGTTTCTGCAAGAGTTCTGAATCCTGTTTGAGCAGTGCCATAAACATCAGACACACCTTGTGCTTCTAGTTGCTGTTGTAATTGTTCAATATTTGCTTCAGCAATAACTACATTGTATTGAGCAGCACCAGTGCGTAGTTGTGCTTTTTGTAGGCTACGCTGTAAGTTTTGTGCGGTAGTTTCACCAGTCAACAAAGCCTTAGCAATTTGTGACCTTTGGATAGATGGGTCATTAACACCATACTGACCAAAGTATTGACCTAGTTGTTGCTTTAATGCTGAGTCTGCATTATCAATGCGGTTGAATACATTCAATACTCTGTCTTGAACTTCAACTGCAGATACAGCACCACCAATTAAACTATTAAAGTTTTCTTGAGTAGCAAGGTCTTGTAGTCCGCTAGAGGCAAGAATGTTTCTGTATTGCTCTTCAGCCTGTAAGTATTCTCCAGGTGAATAAGCAGCCAATCCTTTAGCAATGCGTCCTTCATTGCCTTTAAATCTGGTTTTGTATGACTCAGTTTCACGAAGTCTTAGTGTTGCTTCTTCAGGACTAATACCTTCTTGCATAAAGCCTTGAATATCTGATACAAGAGAATCTAAACCATATTGCTTAAAGGTATCTTGAAGTATTCGAAAAGCACTCTTACGTTCTGCTTCTTGTAATGCTTTTTGGTAAGCAATACCTGGGTCTTCCCCACCACCA